ACTTCGCAGGCACAGAAAATGGTGAGCCGATTCTTGTGGAGGCTAAGAACTACAACGCTGCTGTTCGCAATAAGTTTGACGAAAGCGGAATCATGCCTGCTGCTGATGCTGCTCAACTCGTCCACGAGGCAGCCGTACTGGGTATCCGCAAGATATATCTGGCTGTCCTATTTGGTGGTCAGGAGTTTGTCCTCATTCCTAAGCTGGTGGAGGATGCCGAGAAGGACGAACTAATCCAGAAGATGGCAGTCCTGTGGGGTCATGTACAGACAGGTACACAGGCTGACCCTCAAAGCACAGATGAACTCAAAGCCATGTTTCCTGTCTCTGAAGCCATGACACGCATAGCCAACAAGGGCATCGAAGACTGGTGCAACGAACTGTCCTACATCAAGTCTGAACTCAAAAGGCTAGAGACTCAGGAAGAAACGATCAAGACGCATATCCAGAAGTACATGGGTACACACGATAGCTTGTCTACGTTTGACGGCAAGGTGCTGGCCACCTGGAAGTCTGCAAAGCCGTCTATCAAGTTCAACGCAGAGCTGTTTAAGACCTCCATGCCGGACATCTATAAACAGTTCGAGGTTGAAGTCCCCGGCTCACGCCGTTTTTTGGTGAAGTAATTGTGTGAGGTTCACAACATGAGCAATATCGTTCCAGTCGCAGACATAGAGCGCATGGCCACAGCAGTAGCCAAGAGCGGTCTGTTCGGCATCAAGACACCTGAGCAGGGCGTAGCTCTGATGCTTATCGCACAAGCTGAGGGTATGCACCCAGCTATCGCAGCACGGGACTACCACGTCATCCAGGGCAGGCCGGCCCTCAAGGCCGATGCCATGCTCGCTAGGTTCCAGTCATCAGGCGGGAAGGTCGTGTGGAAGGTCTACGAGGATGCAGAAGTCACAGGCGAGTTCTCACACCCTCAAGGTGGCACCGTGACCATCACCTGGACATTCGCGCAGGCCACCAAGATCGGACTCACAGGCAAAGACAACTGGCGCAACTATCCCCGCGCTATGTTGCGTGCACGTGTGATCTCTGAAGGTATCCGCACCACCTATCCAGGCTGTGTGGTGGGTGTGTACACACCTGAGGAGGTGGAGGACTTCAAGGATGACCCCTCGTCCAAAGCATCCAAAGTGTCCAAACCGCCCAGTGTGAAAGACATGGGCATGGTAGAGGTTGTGGAAAGTGGCAAGGTCACGGTGACGATAGAAGACCCGCTGCCTCCTGACAACTCTGTGCCGCTGTTCATCCCCGGCCAGGAAGAACCTTACTCTCACTTCGCAGATGAGGCTGACTGGATAGAAGGATACGCAGACATGATCGGGCGTATCTCCAACTCTGCCAAGTTCACAGAAGAGCAGAAGAAGGTCAAGTTGGAAGACTTGAAGATCGTCAACGGAGATCAACTTAAGAAGATGAACTCCACTTCACTGGTCAGGCTGCGTTCTGCCATCGCAAAAGTAGGAGGATTCATCGACCCAAAGTCCCACTCAGTCCTGCCTCCACAAGAGGAACCCAGCGAAACCTCATCCTGAACCATCTGCTGCAAGGCAACACACTCACCGCTGTGGAAGCACTGGACAAGTTCTCGTGCTTCCGTCTTGCAGCCAGGATAGAAGAGTTCCGCAAGGCAGGACACAACATCGTTACCGAAACCATCAACAGCAACGGCAAGGAATTTGCCCGTTACCACCTGATAAAAGGAAAGTCTTATGAACAGCAACTATGAAGATCGTGCAGGCCGTGGCGTTATGTACTACGAAGTAGAGCGCCAGTCCGAGAAGCACCCGGAGTACAAAGGCTACGTCATGCTTGAGATGGACTACAAGGCCGGAGACAAGCTCAAGCTCTCTGCTTGGATTCGCAAGACCAGCAAGGGCTACAACCTGATCTCTCTCAACGAAGATACCTGGGCACGCAAGAAGCGTGAAGAAGCAGCTGCGTCTGGGCCTCGTGAGGTTGAGCCTGCCTACCGCAGCAAGCGCCGTGACGACAACGACATCCCGTTCTAGTCAGAAACGTGAATGAGCTGGCTCTTTTCGCGGGCGCTGGTGGAGGAATACTCGGGGGCAAGCTCCTCGGGTGGAGAACCGTCTGCGCCGTTGAATGGGAACCGTATCCCGCAAGCGTACTGTGCGCCAGACAAAACGATGGCCTTCTCCCGGCTTTCCCGATTTGGGATGACATTCAGACCTTTGACGGAAGACCGTGGAGAGGCATTGTTGATGTCGTATCTGGCGGCTTTCCCTGCCAGGACATCTCAGTCGCCGGAAAAGGGGCCGGAATCGAAGGAGAGCGCAGCGGAATGTGGAAACACATGGCGCGGGTGGTTAGCGAAGTACGACCAAGATACGTCTTCGTGGAGAACAGCCCAATGCTCATTCATCGAGGACTTGCCAGAGTCCTTGGAGACCTTGCCACGCTCGGGTATGACTCGCGGTGGACTGTTATGGGAGCTGCCGATGTTGGAGCGCCGCACCAAAGAGACAGACTCTGGCTTGTGGCCCACTCCAACGTCGAGCGTCGGAGGAGCGAATCACAACAGTCCGTCTGTAGTGTCGGGGAAAAGGTTTGCGATGAATCTGGCCGGTGCGGTTCAATCATTTCCAACACCGACCAGGCGCGACTACAAGTCGGGGACTGGAGCGCAGGATCGTCCGGGCCACTCTCCTCCATTGAGCAATGTCATTGGTGGCACTCTGAACCCGACGTGGGTAGAGTGGTTAATGGGGTGGCCGCTAGGGTGGACAGACTTAAAGCCATTGGCAATGGACAAGTCCCACTCTGCGCCGCAACAGCCTGGAGAATGTTGAATGGCTGCTAGTCTGTCACCTACACAGCGCAGCCTTGCTTACCTTCGTGATCAGGGCTACAGAGTCGCTATCGTCGAGCACTGGAACCCTCATGCCCGTATCCGGCAGGACTTGTGGGGATGGTGTGACCTCTTAGCTATACGCAAGAATGAGGTTCTGGCTGTGCAGGTGACAGCTTCCGGTGTGGCTGCGCGTATCAAAAAGATACAGGAGTCCGACACCATAGGGATGGTCAGAGACGCAGGCATCAGAGTCGAGGTACACGGATGGCGCAAGAACAGCAAGGGCCGGTATGTGCTGAGGATAGAGGACATCTCCTGACACTGCTGTCCATGAGCCTGCAAGAGATTTACGAACTGGCCTACCGCCTGGGCTATGAAGATGGCTATAACCAGGCGTCCAGTCAGCAGGATCAGTCCGACTCTGAGTCGGCTGGTTAGGACATGGCTGGCAGACCCGTGTTGCTGACAGTCTGCTACTCCTAACCACATAAGGAATCACCATGCCAAGAAAGAAGAAAGAACCTATCAAGCCACACGTCTTCATAGCCACACCCATGTATGGCGGGATGTGCACAGGCTTCTACACCCAGTCCATGCTGCAGGTGCCAACCATCGCACGCAACGCAGGCATCGACGTGAGCTTCTCTTTCATGTTCAACGAGAGCCTCATCCAGCGAGCCAGGAATGCACTCGTGCACGCCTTCTCCAAGCGGCCTGAGTGCACTCACCTGATGTTCATAGACGCTGACATCAAGTTCAATCCTGCCGACATCGTGTCTCTGGTCATGGCAGACAAGGACATCATCTGCGGCATCTATCCCAAGAAGGAAATCAACTGGGGACTGGTGCACGCATCTGCCAACGAAGGTGTGCCTGCCAACGAACTCGCACGCTACACAGGCTCTATGGTGGTGAACCTGCTGGACTACCAGGGCCAAGTGGTGGTGCCTGTGGACAAGCCTCTGCGTGTGATGAACGGTGGCACAGGCTTCATGCTCATCAAACGCGAGGTGTTCGAGAAGCTCAGCAAGAAGGTCAAGACCTACCGCAATGATGTGGGTGACCTGGGAGGCACCGTCAAGCCTCAAGACCTGATCTACGAATACTTCCCAGTCATGATTGAGAAGGAGAGCAACCGTCTTCTGTCAGAAGACTATGCCTTCTGCAAGATCGCTCGTGACAACAAGATAGATGTCTGGGCTGCACCGTGGGTGCAACTCGGTCATTTTGGCAGCTACCTTTTTGAAGGTGGCCTCATTCCCGCACCGTAAGGACGCAACATGAAACTAGACGTAGAACCCAACGAAGCCCAATTCCTGCTGCAAGTATTGGGACAGCTCCCAACCCAGTCAGGAGCCTTCCCGCTGCTGCAGAAGCTCGCAC